CTTTTGGTATCTTAATACTATCGGTCGTATTGACATCCATTGTAACAAAAGGGGTTTCATTATTGATACCGAAGTTGCTACCAATATATAGATTGCTTGCTGCTCTAATATCACCAACCACATCAAGATAATAAGTAGGTGCTGACATACCGATGCCAATTTTACCATCTGCTTTAACTATCATTCTTTCGGAACCAGCTGTTACAAGTTTTAGCTCATCATTATCATCACCAGCATAATCTTCTGCTATTATATAAGTGTCTCTATCAGTATCTCTAACGCCACCTAATACACCCCATTTGTTACCTTCACCATATCCTTCAAACTGTTCTAACTGTGTGTTAAAGCGTATATAACCTCTGTGGGTTTCATCAGTTTCATAGTTATCAACAGGTCGCTGCGAACTATCGCCTTTTGGTATCTTAATACTATCGGTCGTATTGACATCCATTGTAACAAAAGGGGTTTCATTATTAATACCGAAATTGCTACCAATATATAGATTGCTGGCTGCTCTAATATCACCAACCACATCAAGATAATAGGTAGGGGCGGACATACCAATACCAATTCTACCATCATCTTTAATTACCATTTTTTCTGACCCAGCAGTAACAAATAATAAATAATCATCGTCGGATCCAGCTTCTTGTTCGGCTATTATGTATGTATCTCTATCAGCATCTCTAACTCCTCCTAATACACCCCATTGATTATTTGAACCAAATCCTTCAAATTGCCCATATTCATTGTTAAAACGAATAATACCTTGCAATGAAGTTAAATCCGCGCCTGTTTTATCTCGCGTAGGTCGCTCTAATACGTTTCCACGGGGTAAATGTATTGCGTCAGTAGTATTGATATCAAGAGATAAGATAGGGTTATCACTGTGTATACCGACATTACCAGAATATGCTATTGTAAAAACTTCACTAGAATCATCAAATATACCCACGATTTTATAATCTTCTGTTTGCTTAATTTTTAAAGCGATATCATTACCATGATTAGTAATATCAACTTGTTCTGTTGTATACACTTCGGTATTTAATGTTGTAAACTCTCCTAATACAGTTAAGTTACTATATATAATTACGTTACTATAAACAACTAAATCTCCATTTATAGACATATTATAATCATAATTATGATCTACTATAAATCTATTACTAGAATGAGCTTCTTCTGATATAAAATCAGTTTCTAATTCCGATATTCTATTTGAAATTACGTTACTAGAATGTAATATATAATTACATGAATCACGAATAACATCACGGCCTTCAACTCTCAATATACCATTGGACGTGTCAATATCACCATACATATCTATTTTATATTGTGTTTCCTCGTCAAATCGCTTATGCAATATCATAACATCATTAACCATACCATAATCTAAGTAATCTTGTGCGTAAAAAAACTTAAAATCATCGTAATTGGAACTTGAATATGAACGTATTTCTACACCATTAGATCCCAAAGAATTAAAATGTATATTACTAGAATTAATTTCATATTCTTTATAATGATTACTATTTAATATTTGAATTAAATCATTGCCGTTACTATCATATATTTTGCCATCAAATCTAATATTTCCTCCCATATCTATATCACCTTTTATGAAAGTATTACCGTCGGCATCAATTCGCAATGGTGTTCTATTATCATTTTCATTACCATTTACGTATTTGATTTCAAAAATACCATCATAACTATATATTTCGTGACCATCTTTTTTGTTCAAGGTATCTATCTCATTTGAAAGAGTAATATGTGGTTTAAAATTTTTGTAGTTATAATTTTTAACATTAATAACATAATTTCTATCTTGATTATTTGATAATTTATTAAAGTATTCATTGAGATAAATTTTGTTTGTAATATCGTTACCGTATATATTAAAATGGTCTTCAAATAAATAATTACTATTAACATTAATAAGTTCCATATCACGAGGAAGGCTATTTACATTATTATTAACGACAAAATTAGAGGATATTATATAAATATTAGAACTATCATCTTCAATTTGTATATTATAGTCGTAATCAAAATGATTGTCTTCGGCTTCTAGATTCACAAAAGAATTTGGTAATATGTTTGAGCTTTTAAATAATATTGTATTATGTCGCTCTGCTGTAAATTTACCTGTTAAGTCAATATTTGAGTTAATTCTCACAATATTTGAAGTTGTTGTTTCTAAAAATATACTTGTATAAATACCATTATCTATTAGTGATCTTGTTTCTACCTCAGCATTCATGTATTGATAAAATATATCATCGCTGTCAAATGGTAATATGTCAATATATATTTCATTATTAATATATATCATATTGCTATCATCAACAATATTTGAATTAAAATGTGAGAAATATGTAATATTACAATTAAGATACTCTGGTAAAAACACGACATTACTATAATTATATGTAAAATCATAGTTAGATGTAACGTTATCAATAAGGGAAATGTTGCTAGAAAATGAATCTTCAATAATTATAACAGATGATTTAGAATCGTCAATAGTAATAGTGTTATCAGTAAATGATAATTGTGGTACTAATAAAATATTGCAAGTAAATAATTCAGTTGTAAAATCTAATGTACACGTTGTAATATTATTCGTAATGTCATAATTCGTTACGTTTAAAGTACTTGTTTTATAATTATTAAAATCAATATTTAGATTAGATGCATTATAAAATATATCCAGATTAGAATGAAATGTTTTATAATTAATATTGCTACTTTGTGATACGCTTGTTTTGAATAAGAAGTTGGGGTCTAATTTATTAATATAAGAGATGGGATTTAGATTATTATCAATATCTGGAAAATAAGATACACCATAATTATAAGTAACCGAATATTCTTTGCTAGTATTATTCCATTCGGATGCTAATCTAGATAATAATAAATTATCTGGAAAAATATCAACAACGCTATCAAAGACATATTCGGAAGTATATCTACTTGTAATTGCCATAGCTGGTGTATCATAATCTGTTTTAATAACAAATGATTCTGCTAAAATATCTTCATTAAATCCGAAACGCGCACCTTTCCTCAAATTATTTCCATCAAACGCATCAATTGTAAAAACATTAGATGATTCGGGTTCATTAAAAACACTTTTATTTGCGACATCAATGCTAAATCTATAATTATTTTCAAAACTAGCTCCTGATAATGTATGATAAATATTGCTTGAACCACCTGTATATAATAAGTTAATGGCTGGCGCATGGTGGTTATTTGTTAGTTGGAGACCATATTTATTAATATCATCTATATGAAAAGCGACATTACTATTATTATCAATATTATTACCAATACCGATATGTGTTGACGAACCCAAAAAATTGCCACTTTCATCAATATTGTTTTTGAAATTATAGAATTTTTTGTAATAATCTTGGTGATAGAAACTCATATCAAAATTAGTATGTTTATCGTCATCGCTTGATAAATTGAACTTTATCATATTTTTAATATTACCCGTTTTTTCGTAATTATCATCAGCGATCATTAAATTACAATTATATATTGCGAGTTCAATAAATGATGAGCAATTATTAGAGGTATAATCTGAATATGTTATAAATTTAGCTACTGCCAGGTTAGAGTTATCCTGTTTAACAATAATAGGAATATTTGTTTTTTCTATTGGGTCAACAATGACACTTTTCGTGGGAGTATAAAGTATATTATATCCGGTATAACGAATATCATTATTAACCGAAGGTAAATCTGATTCGTCGTCAAGAGCAGCATCATTATATTGAGTTGTTTCAACCGTAGTAATATATTGTGTAATTTGCGTTAATGTGTTTAGGTTATCTAATCTAAAATTATAATTACTCCCGTATTTATCAATAATATTGATATTACCATGTACATCTAAATCTCCATATATAGACATCGCAGCATTATTATCTTCATAAGATACTGTATCTTTATTGACATCTATGTGATAATTAGAATTTTCAGTATTATAATAAAATGACATACCATAAGTTTTTGGTTTTACATCTTTATCAATATAACCTATTTGCAATGGTCCAACGCGTTGTATATTTCTGGAATCTATGTCATTAAAAGTATGGTTTTTATAAATAAACCATCTTTCAGCATTTCTATCAGTATTTAAATTTCTATCATATTCGCAAATATCAATACCGCTATAATCTGCGTTATTGTTAGCACCACCGCCCTTAACACCACGATATATTCTTAGAACCGAATAATTATTATCTTCTGTTGTTAAATTTCGTAATTGTAGAGGTACAGAAACATCTTCACCATTCCATCCCAAAGATATTTTTTTATTTGTATAAAAACCATTAGTGTCATTGGCAATCTGTAAAGTTTCAATAATTTTGTCATTTTGATAATAATAGTCGGAATTGATACCACGTTTAACATTAAGACCTTTCATATTGGTAGCATATGATGTCAAATTATTATAATTAATACAAAACTTATCTGTTTGCGAATCATAAATATTGAAAAAGTTTTTAGGTTGATAAATAAACCCTTTTGTTCTTTGCATTTCATTGCCAATTGTTAAATAGTAGTCTCTTGCGGCTACTTTACCTTCAACATCTAATTCGTATCCAACTCTTGCACCCAATTTATTAATACCAACTCTTTCGCGGTTTAAGGACAAAGTAGGCGGTACTGATCTGATATTAGGCAAATAATAATTGCTGGTAATATCTGCCATATCAGTGGAAGGGTAAAAATAGATATTGTTATTTTTACCAATAACTTTATTAGTGTTAAATATTAGACTATTATCACTATAATCTAATCGCGATAGGCGACCAATATTAGCATAATATTCTTTGCCTTCAACAGTATTTTTCATTGTAATATCAAAATTATTACTAGTTGTAACATCATCTTTGATAATGTTTAAAACACCATCAAACCCGTCGCTATCAGTTAGCCCAATTGCCATTTTTTTAGGAAAACTAATATTACAATTAGCATCAAGAGTCGCAATATTGCTATGAACATAAACGAAAAAATAGTTACTACCATCTTCACTTCTAGAATATGTTCCGTAACCCGTAGCAGGATCATCGATATCGATGGGTATTATTTTACGATTTCCGATATAAATATCATCATTAATTTTTAGTTTATTAATACTGACACTTTGCGCGTTGTTAAAATTAACTTCATTATCAAACTGTACTATACCGGAAAAATTAGCTACATTATCAACTATTAATGAACTTGTTTGAATATTATTATTAACATTGATGTCATTATCAATAGTTAAATTGCTAGTTTTTAGTAAATCATTTACTGTGATATTATTAAAATTATATAGGTTTCCTAAAAAGTCACCTTCCGATATTTGCGCACTATTTATTACACTTATACCCGTTGATCTAACATAAATATCATCAAGAGCCTTATGAGTATTGGTGTAATAATCATACATTATAATTTCATTAAAACACGATACGCCATTAACTTGGAGTTTAATATTTTCATCAATAATATCTTCACTGGTTATTTCACCGTTATTCAGGACTTTTCTAGTATAATCTTTGGGACTAGTTTTGTTAATACCAATAGCTATATTGTTATTTTCGTCAATTGCTAATGCGGGATATTGATTAATATTAGTATATATTGGTATTGCACTTGTGCCATATAATTCATCTATATTTGACGAGGATTTACTAATATGAAATTCTAATGGTGTACCTCGCGTGGTTGATATTATAGCGGGGGATATGTTAGAACCACCTATAATACCAAATCCAAATTTTGTAGGTTCTTCTTCATTATTAGTATCATTTCTAATTGCGATATGCATGCTATTAAATTTATTATTAGCGGTTGATACAATATTTAATGGATGTGTATTATCATATGTATCTACATGACCACCGAGAGTAACAAAATTAGGTGTAAAAACATTTTTGATATAATAATTATAATTATAGACGTCATCATAACTTGTATTAAGACCGGCTTGAAAGGGTTGATTTGCGGAAATATTATTGGCGTTAATAATAAAATCCCTAATTAAACTACTAGTTAAAGGGTCGCCATCTAATATGATATCATTGAGTTCTAAACCAGCGGCTTTAACAATACCTGCGCAATAAAAGTTTTTATCAACAAAAAATGAAGTATCGGAATTTAAAAAATTAGAACTAGAATTTCTGGATGTGTTAACGGCGACGCCATCACTGTTAACTAATAGGCTCCATTTGGTATTCCGTTGATTATCTTCTTCCGGATAATATGTTTTTTCACCAACAACAAGATACTCGTTTCTGTTTAAATCTAAACCATCAACATTAATGGCATTTCCATCAGCGCCGAGTTGTAATCCAATTCCAACAGAATCGAGTTGTATTGTTGGTTCTATACCTTGATTGCCAATAAAACTCATTTATTATGTTATTCTATTTAAAAGAAATATACTATTAATATTTATATATATATCTTTATGTATAAAGAAAAAATGATATATATATATAATTCATATCCTAGACAGTACAATGAAGAGAATAGACAATATTCATAATAAAACAAAAGAAATAGATAGTGTAAATTTACCTTATAATAATAAGAATGTACTTTTAAATGATGAAAACTTGCGAGAATTATTTGATACCAATGGGTTGAAGGGATTAAAATATAAAAACATTAATTTATATCGCGTTGCTTTTGTTCACAAATCGTATTGTACGATGAAAAACATTGATTTTAATAAAAGTAATATAAATTGTCCGAGTGATTGCCTGCCTTTACAAGATGTTTCATATGAAAGGTTAGAATTTTTAGGCGATTCGTTACTGGGAATGATAGTAGCAAATTATTTATATAGTAGATTTCCTGATCAAAACGAAGGGTTTCTGTCAAAAATAAGAACTAAATTAGTAAATGGAAAAATGTTGGGATATTTATCAGATAAAATAGGATTTCCAAAATTTGCAATAATATCTAAACAGGTTGAAGACTCTAATGGGCGAAATAATTATAAAATAATGGAAGATATATTTGAAGCATTTATAGGGGCTTTATATTTAGATTATCAGTCGGAAGATGATGAAGTAATATTGCCCAAAAATATACAATTATCTCCGATGACAGGTGTGGGTTATTATGTGGTAGAATCGTGGCTAATATATATTATTGAAAATTATATAGATTTCAGTGAATTGATAAGGGTAAAAAATAATTATAAGGATATGCTAACATCACATATGCAAAATTATTTGCAAGATATTCCACAATTCAAGGAACTGAGTGTATCTACGAGGGATAACTATAAAATTTTCAATTATTGTGTTAAGGATAGAAATGGAACAATAATATCAACATCCACGGGAAAAAGCAAAAAAGAAGCCGAAAATAACGCTGCTCTTGAAGCTTTAAAATATTATAATATAAATGTCAATGAATATAATTCAAATATATAAGTAATAATCTTTATATATTTTCAAATAGTTATATGAAAATAACACATTTAGTACTTTCCGGGGGGGGTATGCGGGGTGTTATTTTTATTGGCGCTATAAGATATTTATATTTTGAGAATTTGCATAAAAATATAACACATATTGCAGGAACATCAATCGGTTCTATCATAGGTTTAGCGGTTGCATTAAAACTAACTATACAAGAGATGGAAGAAATAATATTAAAAGGTAATCAAGATTTTAAATTATGTAATATTCCCTATAAAAACTGTATTAAATTACTAACTGACTGTGGTTTATCCGATATCAATATTTTTTCTAATTATTTAAAAGACTTTATTTATACTAAATATCCTGATATTACAGATGAAATAACGTTTTCATATTTATCAAAAAGATTTGGAGTAAACCTTTATGTATCGGTTACAAATATATATACTTGTAAAAACAAAATATTTAGCGTTGATACGACACCCGATGTATGTGTATTTAAAGCGTGTTCGGCATCAATGGCTTTGCCAATATTATTTAAACCTGTAAAGATAGATGATGATTATTATTATGATGGGGGGTTTACGAATAATTTCCCTATTAAGATTTTTGAAAATGTGCCAATGGATAATATATTAGGAATGATATTATATAAAGCATTTTATGAGACGGAAATACCAGATGAAGAGATAGTGAGACCCAAAATTAGTTTTATGTTTTTATTAAGACAATTTATTCAATTATATGAAAAAATAAGAACACGGGCAGTTTTAGGAGAACTCATAGATAATGATAAGATAGATTATTATTATATACCAAAAAATATACCGGATATACCAATGATGAATATAGAATTAGAAAAGAAAGGTTTAAGAATAAAATTACCAATAGATTTGTATAACAATATGTTATATGCGGGATTTGAAAGTATGTCAAAATATATAATAGAAAGAAAAAATAAATTATTAGAAAAGGAGAATAATAGATATGAACTAAATATGTAATGTGTTATTAATAATAAAAGGCTTACTGTTTATAATCTTACCAGATGGTTTACCTTTTTTAAAAATATTATTAGGAGCCGTTATTAGATGTGGAATTATCATATCATTAATTAAGTTATTAAAATTTTTATTTGTTTTATTTCTATTGGTAAGTAATGCTTTACCTATGCTATTTAGTTTATTTAATAAATGGTTTGTGTATTGCGAAACATTATCAGAAGGATAATTAGGATAATGTGACCACGATTTACTTAATATTTTTTTATTAGCAAATGCGTGAATAATTCTCATATAATCGTCTATAACCTTATAAGTTAATATATTACTTTTATCAATTGATTTTGCAAATCCAAAATCAAAAATTAGCATAGTATATTTGCAGCTTTTTAAGTAATAGTTAATGTCATTTATTTTGTAAAAATAATAGCCTTGTTCAATGTTTCTTTGGTATAAGAAATTACCATAATGACAATCGCCATGTGTATAACCAATACTTTGAAAAGACATAATTGATAACATTACTTGTATAAAAACATTATAAACCAAACTATCATCTTCGACATAAGTTTTGCTTTTACACAACTGTTTCAAATCACCATGTGCTAATTCGTTAAGATTAACAAAATAATTAAGGTTTTTAATAATTGGAGGAACATTAGACGATATATTATTGCATATAAAAGTTCTGTATGTAAATATAAAATGCCTGGATAATTTTTTTTTCATTATTTTAGTTGTAATATGTTCATTTAAACATTTTTCAACACTATTGCTTCTATTAATTTCCATAAGTTTAGATGCGATAGGGTACTTGCCAACGGCCTTATCAATTGAAGTTATATATATTGCACCATATTTACTGTTTGAACCAATTTGTTTTTGCAAATTAATAGTATCATCAATTGTATATCCTTCGTAAATTTTTTTTTTTTTGATAAACTTTTTGCTTTTCAAACAGGATATTTGCTTTACCTTAGCTATTTTACTATATATATATTTATAATATTGTGCTCTATTATCAATATTATATTTATTGGAAACATACATTTTCAAGAAGTTTTTAACCTTGTTATCGCCTCGCGATTTAGAGTCGGATATGATGTCATTGCTGGAAATCTTATCAATTTTACTCATAGAAATTTTATTTGATATTTTTGAATATGATAACGTATTTTTACTATAAGCATTACCTTCTTGAAAATATTTTTTCTTGTTAGTATTTGAATATATTTTCATTTCTATACTATTATATAATAAATATATATATATAATAGATTTGTAATATGGAACCATACGTATTTGTACTAGATTTAGATGGAACTATAATAGGAGACTGTAGTTATCAATGCGATTTATATAATTTGCAAGATATTTTCAAGAAAAATATTAAAAGTTTCAATAAATCTTCCTCATCTTCATTTAATAAATCTAAAATAGAATGTGAAAAAAAATTAAATGAAAGTTACAATAAAGCCTCTTTATTAATACGCCCGCATTTTACTAATTTCATGTATACGATAAAAAAATATTATCCAAACTCATATATATTTGTGTATACAGCATCCGAAAAAACATGGGCCAATAAGGAAATAGGAATAATAGAAAAACAAAATAATATAAAGTTCAATAGACCTATTTTTACGCGCGATAATTGTATTGTTGACAAAAATGGTATGATAAAAAAATCAATTAAAAAAATAATGCCTAAATTATTAAAAAGCATGAAGGTGGGGAAAACATATGATATAAGTAAAAAATTATTAATTATTGATAATAATCCTACATTTGTTGATTATAAGGATAATTTTTTATTATGCCCAACATATAATTATATACAGTTCAGTAATTTATGGGATGGTGTATCGGGAAAAGAGTATTTAAAATGTAGCGAATTAAAAGGTTTTTTATCAAAAATGATAATGCAAAAAAAGATGCATAATATAAATCAAATATCAAACCAAGAAAAGCAAGAACGATTATATAAGTGGTTATATAAAAAACATAAAAGTATTAATAGCTATAATTGTAGTTATGCGAATGACACATTTTGGAGAGACATTACATTATTGATAAGACATCATAATATAAAGGAGTATAATAAAACAATTATTGGATCAATACAAAAAAGTATAAAGAATTAATATAACTATTTATAAAATGATATATATAAGTTTTGATATTGGTATTAAGAATTTAGCTTTGTGTATTCTTAAAAAAACAGATAAAATAGAAGTATTGGATTGGAGAATAATAGCAATCGCTGAAAGCAAAAAAGAATTAAAAGGGATTGATGATATATCAGAAAGAGTTTATAATGAAATGGATATTATAGTGGGGTTTTTAAAAGAGGCTAATATCAATATGATAGACTATGTATTAATAGAGAATCAGCCATCCAATTTAAATGGTATTATGAAAACAATACAGCATATTATATATAATTATTTCAATTTAATAAAACATTGGGATAAAGAGGTAGATAATGTAGTATTAGTTAACGCTTCTTTAAAATCAAAAACACACGAATATGTTCCCGAAATTACATATGAAGAAAGTGAAGTTAAAAAGAATGCTAAAAATTTTAGAAGAAGTAAATACGTTTATAATAAGAAATTAAGTATAGATATATGCCAAAATTACATTAAAGATAATGAGAGACTAAGAGATATTTTTGTAAATAATAAAAAGAAAGATGATTTAAGCGATGCTTGTTTGCAGGCAGTATCTTATATAAGAACAAATATTAAAAATGAATCATTAGATAATTATAATGTATTATATTAAAAATGAATATATTATTAATATCAATGTATAGTGATAAATGGGATTGGAAAAAGCAACATAAATTATATAGGAAAGCGATTGGGAATAATGCGAAATTAATAATTAAAAGGTATCATGATAATGTGGGGATAAAAAANGTACTTAAAAAAAATAACATAAGTGGTATAATTATAAGTGGGTCAGATTATTTTATATTAAGGAAAGGGTCTCCTCCGGTGCCAAAAATTATTTTCAAATATAAAATACCAATATTAGCAATATGTTATGGGTTACAGTATATAGCTATAAAATATGGAAAACGTTCAAATATAAATAGTTTTAAAAACGGTATGAAAACTTATACAAAAAAGCTCAAAATGACTGTACCTTTTAATGTTAAAAAGTTAGAGTATACATATTTTCATCAAGATTATGTCGTGGGGATTCAAAAAAAATTTAAAATTATTAAACGGATGGGGAATAAAATAGTGATGGTGCATGATGAAAAGGATAATATCTTAGGAATTCAATTTCATCCAGAATATATATTAAGAACGGGTAAAATATTTTTTAAGAAGTGGTTTAAATTTATTAAAAATAAGCGCGTATTCTAATATATATATAATTTATTGTAAATATATAAACATTTGAAACTCAATTAATATATAATATGTCATTAATATCAAATTTAAACAGTAAAGGTGATGATTTAATAGAATTGAACAAAGCAAGTTTCAATAATAATTCTTTTAATTTCAATATACCGAAAAATAATGGTACGAATAAGAGTGGTTTTATGGACGACGGTTTATTTAACAGAAAAAAAATTAGTGACGATGTTATATCTATGTCTTCGCGTTCTTCGCGTGCAAGTTCAGTTGGAAATAGCAAATATAATAAAGCGAAATATATGAAAAATATGAAAAANATATATAAAAATAAAAAAATAAATCGCGATGACGATATGGATAGTACTTCTGGGAGTAGCGCGAGTAGTGTCAGTAGTCGTAGTAACGGCAGTAATGGGAGTAACGGGGGTAACGGCAGTAAAAAGAGTGGTCGTGATAGTAATTCGGATACTACAAGTGAAAGTGGTGCGAGTAGCCGTTCTTCACAAAGTGGTAGCAATGGGTCAACGACTGGTAGCGATGAAAGTAGGGTAATAAAACGGAAACATCTAAGTCCAAAGGATATAATTAGGAATGAGATAAATGAAAAACGCGAGATAATATATCAATTTGAAAGAATGGAATCTAAGGGATTTAAGATACCATTTAAATTCAATATGAATTCTGATTTAGAAGAAATGAAGTCAGAGTATAATCGTATTGTAAGAGAAAAAGAGCTAGATGGTAGCGTAAGATTTCAACAGAAGATGTTAATGGCGCTTGTATCTGGCGCGGAATATATGAATTCAAGATATGATCCATTTGCTGCAAAGCTGGAAGGATGGTCTGAACAAGTTAATGAAAATATCAATGATTATGATGATATTTTTGAGGAATTGCATGATAAATACAAATCGTCAGGCAAGAAAATGGCACCAGAATTAAGGTTATTCATGTCATTATCTGGAAGTGCATTTATGTTTCATTTAACAAGCAGAATGTTTAAAGAACAGCCTATGCCGGATGTTGAAAATGTATTAAAATCCGACCCAGAATTGATGAAACAATTTCAAAATGCGGCAACCAAACAATATATGATGGGTGGTGGAGGGAAAGCACAAGCACCGGCATCAAATAATATGGGAATGGGTGGTGATAATATGGGATTATTTGGGATGGTAAGTAATTTATTTGGTTCATTAAATAGTGGTCCGACATCATCGGAAATGCCACAGTATCAAAGTAATTTTAATAATAGACCGGTTGACGATGTAGATTCAATAATTAATAATGTGCATAATAATATATCGGTAGAGGACGATATAGATAATAATATAGAAACTTTATCTGTGAGTGATGAGGAAATAACTTCTATAATAGAGGATACTGCCGATATTCAGATATTAAAAAAATCAGGAAAAAGAAAGGATAATACTAGAACTTTAAATATATAAAAAAATAATTTGGTTTCATTTATCTTTTTCTACGAACATTGGTTATTTTTTTAGCGCTTTTCTTAACAAAAGCACCGATATCTTTTGCGGATTTAGCGATTCTATCAGGAGTAGATTTTAAGGTACGCATTGGGTTACGGATAGTTTGTTCAACTTCATCTTCAAAAACCTCGATGCGGTTTAAGAGGCTGCTTAGGGTGCTTATTAATATAGGGATGATGATTATGGTAAATAATAGGGTTAGGAATAAGAATAGGGATATCATAGTGCCGATTGCGATTATATCTCTGGTCATATCCTCGGAACATTTGCATTTTTCGTTAGTTAAATAGTTAACATAATCGAAAGCGTAGTAAATATATACCACAAATAGTAAGAAGAATACAAAAGTCGCGATAGCAACTAATTGTACGAATACGCTACCCATGCTTCTCGCCACGGATTTTAGCGAAATAAATGCGGTTACTAAGAAATATACTAATGCTAATATAGTAAAGTTCTTGATAAAATCTTTGTTAGGATGTTCGGAGCATTCGCACCCAATATTTTCTAACTTGTATAAATAAGTGTATATTATTAATAATAATATAACAAATATCATTTGAATTATTAAGCTACTGTAAAAAGATAGATTGTTTTCTTCCCTCATATTATTTATTATGTTTCTTACTCTATATTATAATATAGAAATTATTTATTTTCCAAATCCAAAATATTATATATTATAAATTTCGTAGAACTATTAAAATTTGAATTATCTATTTCTCTGATTTTATTAATAATATCCGGTGTTTTAGTTACAGTTAATATTTTCAATATTTGTTCTAAATATATATCTATAATATGCTTATAGACCTTATTTTCTTCTATAATCAAGAGTGTATAATTAAATAATAAATATAATAAGGTTTGTATTTCATCAAATTTAAATTTCAACCATATGTTATTCATATTATTTACATTTTTTTTCCATTTAACATAGTCACAGTATAAATCATATTCATCATTTAGTAAAAGTATATTATTATCATAAAATGATTTTGGCGGGTCCCATTCGCGCAACTCTATATATTTTTTCCATTTAGAATCTATATAATTATCCGAAAAATCTTTATCAAAGAAACTCAATATATTACTATATAAATCATTTTCATTTAGTTTAATATATTCCCATATTATTTCTATGACATTATGATTATCGTTTGTTTTAATTATTTCTTTAATGTTATCATATAATGATAATTTATTTTTGGTTGTTATTTTATTAAGTAAACCTAGTATTTTACGTTTCAATAATGAATTATCGGTAAAATCAGGAATTATAATATGAAATCTGTTTTTTGGAGCTATTGTTTTTTCTTTTTTATTATAAACTTTTTTCGCCCATATCATTTTGGGGTCATAATAGGATTTAAAACAATTATAATTTTCACTTAAATCATTTGCCTTATTCTTAATATTATCTGGTATTTCTTCGATTTGTTCATATCTCTTTTGAAAATAAGCTATATCTATTTTAATAATACTATCATTCATTGTAATATATAATACTATATAAATAATCTTATATAATTAAATACATAAGGCATTGTTAATATTATATATAAAATGACGATTGCCACCAATAGCATTGAATCGTTTAGCGATTTTGTAAACAAGTTAGAAGAGGTTTATAAGAATCAATCGGTATATAGAACTCTTATAGTTTATGGTTTAAAAAAAAACGGGGCTATTTATAAATATTTATTGGAACATAATAATAATACCGTATATATGATAAATGAAGATAAATATTCAAACTATGATAAATTAGATTACAGAATATTAATGATAGAACAAAATAAATATGACAAGTTTATTAACAATAATGGTAATGATTTTTTTAGTCATTTAATAAATACACCGTGTTGTAAAAAATAATTATCTATTGGTATTTTAGAAGTATATATTAAATGGTGAAAAAAACGTTTAAGATTGAATACATTATATTAGCGACATTTGTATTGATATTATTTGTTTTAATATTAAACAGTAAGAATATATGCGAAACTTTTTATAACAATAATAAACAATATAGTTTAGAATATTATTATATGGACGGTTGTGGTCACTGTGATGAATTCAGTGAAAGCGGTATTTGGGAAAAATTAGAGAGTTCTAATTCGGATAAGTGTAAATTTGAGAAATATAACATGAAAGATACGATGGACAGAATTAAAAAGTTTGATATACAAGGGTTTCCATCAATATTACTAATAGATAAATCTGATAACAATGATAAAATGGTTAAATCATATGAGGGGGCCAGAACATATGTTGATTTAGAAAAATTTATTAATAATATATAAGATATTATTAAGGTATTAATATAACAATAAAATGGGTGGCGGATTATTGCAGCTAGTTTTAACGGGACAAATGGATGAATATATAACAACTAATCCGTGTATTAATTATTATAAGTACGTTTATAAAAAACACACAAACTTTTCATTAGAAAGCTATGAGACCCCTCCGATAAATAATGCGAGTGGTGGATTTTATCAAAGTGTAAAGATGACATATAAGATCGATAGACGCGCGGATTTATTAACAAATATGTATTTATCATTTAAAATACCTAATATATATTCTAACAATGAATTAAGATTTAGATGGGTTGAAAATATAGGTTATAATTATATAGATCGTGCTGAATTATTGATAGATGGGAATACGATTGAAACATTATATAGCGATTGGATGAATATTTGGAATGAATTAACTAATAAAGATGGAATAGAATACAATAAGTTGATTGGTAATGTTGCGGAATATACCGCACCTTATAGTTTTCAGGCAAAATATACACTTATTAATAATAAGTTATATAATATTAATTATCCAGTATCTACATTTGCGAGCAGTACTCCGAGTATTAAAGAGAGAGAAATACAGGTGCCATTAAATTTTTGGTTTACGAGGAATCCATCACTAGCATTGCCTTTATTAAAATTAGCAAATAATGAAGTAACGTTAGATGTATATACTAATAAGCGCGCGATTGAAGGTTTATACAAGGTATGGAGTAATAAATTGAATACATATGTATCAAGTAGTTTTTATAATTCTCTACATAATTCTAACATATCGATTAGAACATTCATAAAAAATAAGAACCATGATGTTCAAAATAAATTACATTTGACATATGTATTTATAGACACTATCGAGCGTAGTAAAATGCTTATTGAAACGAATAGCATGGATTATATTATAGATACTGTTAAATTGACTGAATTAAATATTGACACATCAGCACAATCAACAGTAACATGTGATATTACTAATGCTAATAATCATGTAAAAGAAATTATATGGTTTATTAGAAGAAATGATATGTTAGATAAATATAATAATTATATTAATTACACAGCATCACCCGTATACTCCGAAACTATGAATATTATGAATAAGGCAGTTATTAAATGGGCAAATGATACAAGTCGTGCGGATTATAATGCGGAATATTATAATAATGTTCAACCATATTATTATCATACTAATATACCTAGAACGGGAATATACTGTTATTCGTTTGCATTATTTCCTGAGAAAATCAATGCGTCTGGATCATATAATAATTCGCAAATTAAAACATCTGTTACATTAACGACAAATGATTATAGTAAAGACCCGGCTTTTAACACCATACAAAACGCAACAAAAGCTATATTGGGTGAATCTTATAATTACAATGTATTATATGAAGGTAAATTCTTTGTGAAAGAATTGAATATTCTTTCTATAATAAATGGTAGTGCGCAATTAAAATTTGTTTAATTTTTTTATTCATTGAAAGTAGTAAGAATGGATTTAATTGTATTGGTAGTTATATTATTAGCAGGATTTATAATAAAATATCTAATTGATGTCATAGCGTCTCTAAGTAAAGAGATAAAAGAGATTAAGAATAAATGTATAAAATCCTCGGCTACTACTAATTTAAAAGTAGAAACTATAACGCCAATAGAAAAAATGAATAAAGATATTATTAGCAGTATGTCAAATTATAAAAAGTTTTTTGATTAAAATACATATAAATAATATAGCCTTATATACATTAACAATAAATATAAAATGCCCAGAAAATCAAAAAATCAAGATGACAAAGCAATAGAAATGAAAAAAAGGAAAAATTTAATGAATACTATGGTGAAAGATGTAACGTTGGTTGAAAATGAAGATATTATATTACAATTACCGATTACAGAGGATATAAATGATAATATAGATGACGCTAATATACATGAACAACCAATACCTTATGAACCCGATTGTTTTTATTTAAATGATTCAAATCATTACAATAATATACAGGACAATAATCTAGAAAACATTGATACAAATGGTGAATTTATGTTAGATTATGGCTATTCAAAAGATATACTTAACAGTAACAATAACTGTTATTGGTGTTGTCATCCGATAGAAAACAGATCATATGGGATGCCTTATAAATATAATGTTAAAACAGATTCTTATGTTTTATTTGGTAGTTTTTGTTCGCTCGAGTGTGCAAATGCTTATAATTTCTCTTCTCATTGTGGTAGCGATAAGGTTTGGGAAATTAATAGTTTGATACAAATGTTGAGTAAACATTATGGGTGCAACAGACCAATAAGACCATCGCCTTCGCGATTTTTACTAAAAATATTTAATGGACCATTAACAATTGAGGAGTTTAGAAGCAGCCATTTAACTAATGATAAAACACATATATTAAATTTACCACCAATGATAACAACTACACATAACTACGAAATAGTTAATACATCTTATATCAAAAATATAACTGATAATATCAATAAGCAAGGAAAAGAACCTTCAATATTAAAAAATATAATTGAAAATAAATTGAAAGCCGTAAAATAAAAAAATGATATAAGGCGTATATCCTTTATATATTACGTATGATGTCGGAGATTTACTTTTCGCGGTATAGAATTTCAACTATCACTTGTAATGCCAATATTGGTGTAAATATTAATCTTAATTTAAATGTCTTATTTGATAATATTGATATTAAAGCAGAATGTTTTGATAATAAAGAAGGTATTGTATGGATTCAATTTATGAAAGAAGGCGAGGATGTTTCGCGAGGAACATATCCAAAGAAACGCCGAAAAAGCAAGAAAGATAAAGTAAAGAAGAATAGATTTGATAACCAGGTTACTATTATTTATATGTTTAATGATAAATATATACCTAATGTAAAAATCTTTAAAAATGGAAACATACAATTGACAGGTATTAAGAAGGTAGAGGATACTGAAATTATTGTTAATAACATTATTAAAAATATTAGAAATATTTATAAAAATGTAACAAATAAAATTTTATCAGAAGATAATGATATTGATATGTTGAGTTATCAGAACTTTAAAATCAGAATGATTAATACAGATTTCAAGGTATATACTAATTCTGAGATGACAAATGGTTTTGAATTGAAACGCAAAGAAATTCATAGATTATTTATTGGGGAGAATTATAACAACAAATGCTCTTTTCAACCCGGTATTTATCAGGGTGTAAAATTAGAATATTTCTGGAATAAAATTAGTGAATGTAAGAATGGTATTTGTAATTGCCCAACGAATTGTTATGGCAAAGGTACTGGTTCTAAAATAGGTGATTGTAAAAAAGTAACAGGAGCATTATTTGAAAGTGGCAGTATTCTAATCACAGGAGGTGTAACATTTGAACAAGTTGACGAGACATATAAGTATATTTGTGATTTTCTTAGAAAAAATAAGGATAATATTAAGAAACCTCAACCAAAGGTTTCGTTGATGTGACAGCTGAAATTATAATTATCATCTGTTTTATTATATTTTTTATATAAGTCAGTTTTTACTGTATTATTACCAGGTCTATTATATGATGGTATATGGTGGTTAGCATAAAAAAGCGCACTGTACGAAACAGCATCTGGTTCAACATAGGGAATTACATAAGTATTACCCCATGGTTTCTTATCAAATAGCACGTCTCCTGTATATAAGCCAGCATTTTTAGGAGGAGGAGGTACATTAACACCAGGTGAATAATCAAGCTCAGTATATTCTAATTCTTTTTTCATTATGATATCTCTATTTATATTATATATATATATATTGAAAATGTAACCTAATTATAAAATGAGTACATAATCTTATTTTTCTAATGATTTTATAAACTTTTTGAAATTTAAGAGATTTTATTAATTATGTACTCTTTTTTTATCTAAGTATATAAAGAAGAATATTATATTAACAATATATAAATGGGTAGAAAAGATAAAAAGCAGAAGACACACGACGACCATGCTTTTGTAAAAGATGGTATGGAAACTAATGAAATTAGAACGATTGTGCAAGATATCATGCTTTACATAGAAGAACAAAGAAATAAAATGGATTTTAAAGATATTATTGCCAGTTTAAAAGATAATATCACAAATATTGAATTCTTTGAACAGCGATATCCTATGTTATACCAAATGGTGACAAAAGAAGAAGGTTTTGAATATAAGAGTTTTGAATATTTCTTGAAAATGCGCGAAGGTATTATACAAAATCAAATGACGAGCGATGATGCGTCAAAAATAGTAGGACAACAATGGTATGATAAATATTGTAAAAATAAAGTAGATAAATAAAAATTGATATAAGACTTATAGCTTATATTAATAACAATTATGAATTCAACTCAACCCACAATCAGTTTCCCAAAAAACGTCAATGAAATTATTTCAGAGACTTATGATATTTATAATAGTATTAACGATGATAATAAGACATATGCTAATTGTTTGATTATGGTATTGAAAAAATATCATTTGTGGCCCAATATCAAAGTGAAAAAGTTCAAGAATCGTTCTGATATTGTATTGCTTCATAATAATTATAAGATGAGTGAAATCTATGAATATAAGGAACTATATGAACAATGTAGAAGTATCGTACTAGATTTCACACTATCTTTTAATAATAACGTCGTTGTTACATATGCGAATTCTATTCCAACTCGCATTGAAGCAAATACATATATGACAAATATTTATAGTGATAATGACAAGTGTTATGAAGCATACGACGGTACAATGATTACTGTATATTGTCATAATGGAGAATGGTACTTTGGAACATCTAGTTGTCCTGATGCAAATAGTTCTAAGTTCTCTCATCCAAATAAAACACATGGAAATATGTTTGACGAGATTTTATATAAATATTATGGAAATCAGCTAACGAGCGAAGATATGAATCTTCAACCTAATGAGATGTCACTTATTCTTAGGAATAAGTTTGTAGCTTCATTAAATCCGGAAATGGCTTATGAGTTTATTATTATTCATCATGAAAATATTCATATTATTAATTATACAAATGTATTGGGTGAAAATTACAAGGAATTAATTCACGTCAATACAAAGAATAGAGAAACATTGATTGAAGAAGATGTTCATACAAAAGTGGAAGATTTCATTAATATCGGTATTAACTATCCGAAGGAATTCGCAAGTATTACAGAAGCAATGAGTTATATCAATGAGAATCAATACAGTTATGGACTAATCATCAAAAAGAAAATTGAAAATACCGTAAACCTTTATAAAATTTCTACCGATGTTATTAATTATAGAGAAGACACAGATCCATGCCATCCTAATACATGGATGAATATTCTAAGTGTATATATGAAAAATAAACAGGATTATACGGTTAAGGATTATATTAGTAACTATGTTCCGAATATTGTTCTACCAATTGATAATAATGGAAGACCGATTGATGCAACATATATTATCCATACACTAATTTCAACAATTAAAGATAGTTTGTATAATTATTATGTATCAACAACAACATACTATCCGAAATATGGTAGATATAAAATGAATAAAGAGTTGGATAAACAATTTCCGCCAATTATTCAATACCATTTGGCTCAACTAAGGAATCTTCAAACATCAACGTATAAAGAGAAAATGATTACATCATCTAATGTATATTACTATTTGTGTCAATGCAATGATGTTAAAAATATTAAAACATTGATCCAATTCTTTGCGTCAACGCCAATTAATGAAATGCACCCCAGAACATCAATGTGTTTTGCGATTATGAATAGTCTAATATCCTAAATAATCTTATCTTATATTAGAATGAGCTATTATTCAACACAAGGTTGGGTGTATATAGTAATAAGTATAATATTTACAATTATATCTTTAATACTTAATATTTATTTGGAAGGTGTCGGGTTATATATGTTTGGATACCTGTTATATTTATTATTGATATTAATAACTGCATATAATATAACCTGTTTAACAACGGGCGAATGCCATTTATGGAGTTGGATAGTTACAGTATTATCAACATTACCAATGATATTAATAATAATATTAGTGATATATGGAATAGTAACTAAATCTTAATATTAATTAAATTCTTTTTTTATAATAGATTATAACATGTATTCTACTAATTATATTAGCGATTTCTATGATAATATAAAGGCTAATCAACAAGAATTAATAAATAATCATAATACTTCGTGTCAAAAAGGTGGATATTCAATTTTAAAAAATCAATTAGATAAAATAACTTTACAAACTGATATGAATAAAATTAGATTGAATGTGCAAAAAGAATTAAATAATAAAATATCAAATATAATGAAAAATATACAGGTTGGTGGTGGAAAAACTCTTGGTGATAACATTAAATTATCAAAAACACTAATAAATAAGCAATGTGCATTGGAAAAGAAACTATTGCTAAATATTACTAAACAACAAAAATGTATTAAACATAATAAAATAGAACATTTGAGTAAATATCAAAGTGATTTTAAGGTAGACTTTAAAAAAGCGAATGAATATAATAAGAGTATCAATAAATTACAAAACCATATTAATAAAATTATAAAAAAAAAAGACACAAAAATAAAGGCAAATGATGGGCAAAAATTACTAGAAAAAAGAAGACAAGTAAGAGTACATACTCTTAATAATCTAAAATCTATGATTAATAAAATTAAAAAATAATTTGTTTTTTTATTTAAAAATTGATATATATAAGATATAGATTTTATTAATATATAAGTAAGGATAGAATGTTTGAAAAGTATACCTTTGATATTAAAGACCCTACAAATAAACATAGTTTTGAAATAAATAATATGGATTTAGCTATTGTGAATGGTTTAAGACGCACAATTCTTACGGATATCCCAATTCCAGGAGTGATTGGAGAAAAATTAGATAAGGATGAACCAACCGTTAATATTATTACAAATACAGGTGCCTTACATAATGAATTTATTATACACCGCATCGGCCTTATTCCAATATGTTTAACAGAAGAAGAAATTGAAATATACGAGGATAATAGTTTGAAGATTGAGTTGAATGTAAATAATGATGGTAATAAAACGCTAAATGTTAAAACAAGTGATATTAAAGCTACTATGAATGACGAAGAGTTGTCCGAAAAAAAATTAAAAGAGCTTTTTCCACCCAATAAAGTATCTAATGATACTATTCTAATTACTAGATTAAGACCAGGTGAACATTTACATTTTAAAGCAAATGTTGTAAAAAGAACAGCACGAGATAACGCATCTTTTAACCCTGTATCATTATCTAATTTTACATTTATTGAAGAGCCATCAGAAGCATCAAAATACGATAATATTTTAGATAAAGAAAGATGTTATTATAAAAATAAATATGGTGACCCTAACAAATTTAGATTTGATATAGAATATATTAATATTAATGTAGGACCTAAATATTTGATACCTAAATCATTAGATATAATGATTGAAAAACTAAATAATATTAGACAAGAATTAGTTAATTTGGATGCTTCAACAAAAATTAAATTGCAACAATTTCAAGATATAGAAGGATGTTATGAATTTATTATTGAAAACGAGGATGATACGATAGGGAATATTATTCAATCATTTCTACATAATAAATATATTCGTGAAAAAAATAAATTTAATGATACAACATGTGTATATGCTGGTTATATTTGCCCACATCCATTAAAACAATTAATGATTGTGAGAATTACACTAGAAGATGTTACAGAAGAGAAGACTGTGATATCATTCTTTGAAGCTAATTGTAAAGACATCATAGATACTTTGTCAAATATTAAAATTAATTGGAATAAATTCTCAATTGAAAATAACATTTCGTAAAATATAATTATTTTATATATCTTTGTATTAAAAGAGAAAGCGATATCTTGAATGTCTATTGAAATAGAAAATAATATTTATACTATTGAAGATGAAGAAATAGATGACATTGAATATTTGGAAATATTAAGTTTAGATGAAATCATTAAAGATAACCCTTTTTTTATTGCATTATCACGTAATGATATCTATGAGAATTTACATGAAATGTTTCAGAATAAAAAAAGATCAGAATCAGTAACACAACTATTTTATGATATTTTAGACTATAAAAAAAGTGAAAATGGTAATTTAGCTAATTATGACAACTATATATTTGAAGCAGAAGCAGAAAAGGTAGATAACGTATTATTATGGGATGAATTAAGTGAAGATGTTGCTAATTTTAATAAACTAACAAGATTAGATACGATTAAGCACGAAGAAGCGAAGAATAGATATTTTTTTTCAATTAAATACGACAGTAATTCTAAAAATTTAAAATTTAAACCTTCATCGCGCATAAATGCTATGATAGAGCCTTATGAAAAAGATTATCCAGTATATTACCCTATTTATCCCATCGATGATGTAAATTTACCAATATTATCTGCATATTATAAAATACCCGTATCTACTGTTAATGATTATATATATACAAAAATCGCAGCACACCTTAAAAATACAACAAATATTAGAAAAGTAGACTCTGCTAAATACAAAAATGTTGCTAATTTAGTTAAAGATGTGACACCAAAAATAGATGATATAATTGAATATCTCAAAGATTGCTTTGCTCTTGATTATAGCAATATTGATAATGTTTTTAAACGATTCGGACATTCATTGGATTTTATAAATGATAAAGATTTTGAAATTTTATGCGAACATATGAAAGGTCTAACAAAATATGAAAAAGAACGTAAGAATTTTAATAGAGCATACAAAATTAAAAAGAGTGATATTATTAATAAAAAGTTAACATTTTTTGAAAAATTATCTTCATCTATAAAATTAGTTAAACTTGATGAAAAGACACTAAACTTTTTAGCTAATCTTAAAGACTCTCTCGAAGACTACCGTGTGAATAATATTATATCAGACGAATTAGTTGATATAAAAACAATTAATGTGCATAATATTATTAATTCAATCCATTTTAATGATTCTGACCCCGACGAAATACTTAAAAATATAAGAGCTTCCCTTAAAAATATTAATATTAATGAAGGTATTGATGCTATAACAAACATTATAAATACTCACGAAAACGTTGAGAACATAATAGATGAACATGAATATATGAAAATCTTATTTGAATATTCAAAAGATCATTTATTTGATTACGATAAGGGTGGAAAAAACTATTTATTATCTTATCGCGAAGCAAAAGAAATAAAAGAAGGCGCTGATAGAGATAACTATGAAGGTGGTATAGATGACGAGTTTATAAATGAAAGAATAGATATAGAAGATATAGATAACATAGCAAATGATTTAGATGAAAAAATTTATACAAATAAGGCTATAAATAATTTCGATAAGTATTTGAAAAATATTAATTACAAAAACGAAGAAGGTTTTATAGAATACCTACGTATAGTATTAATATTAATAAGTAATATAAGTACAATATCGTGTCTAGAATTAGATTATGAATTATTATGCAATGAGCTTTTTAAATATTACAAAAGTGTCCCTACAAAATATTACAGATATAAAAGAGCGTTTGACGAAGCAGGATTAGATGTTGAACATAAGGCAATCATGGATTTTTCTAAACTAAAATCAGTTATGATAATTGAAGGAATTATCAAAGACCAGGATCCCAATATAACTAAAATTATATATGAGATTAATGAAGAATATTTAAAAACATTCAATAGTATGTTTGCTCTTGCTATATCATTTTGGATTGTTAATTTGCAAGAAAAAATATTAAATAATACAATTATGATTAATGATAATTATCTAAATAATGCTTTTATAGATAAATGGTATCTATATGGTGCGCCTTTAAATAATGCCAAAAACGGCATTCTCCCATATATTTTAGAATGTGTATTAGAAGGTTTCAAAGATGATAATGAATATGGTATAGACACAAATAATATATCGGATGAAATTAAAAAGAAAATTTCAGATAAATATAATGATATTATAATTGAACTTAAAAAGAAACATGATTTGAATACTGATAAAAAGAAGATAGAACGTGGTTTAAAAGAAAAAGCGAATCTGTTAAAAAGTTATAAAGAAGGAAATAAGGAAAAATTAGAAAGGGATTTTATAAATGCCCTTATATATATGCCTGGTGTAAATTATAAAAAAATACATAAATATCTCGTGGGATGTTGTTTAAAAAGAATAGACGATACATTTGAAACTGATGGTGATTTAGTTAAAGCCGGGAGAAAAGATTTAATTGCTATTAAGAGATTTTATTCAAATAATCGTGCAACAAATGTGGCAAGAGATTTGAGATACGTTCCTAATTTGGATGGTATAAAAGATGAAATAATGAAGGATGATAATATAAATATTATTGAAATTGATGATTATATTTACAATATTAAGAATGATGACGATATTGTTATTGATTGGTTAGAAACAATGTATGATAGAAATCCATTATTACCAAACAAAATTATTGATGAATTAAAAGATAATTCTAAAAATATTAATAGATTAATTGAAAACAATATAAATATTCTTACTAAAACTGCTAGAATAAATAATAAGGAAATTTTAAATAACCTTATTACCAATAAAATTAATATGAAACAGATTTTATTAAAAATATGTACTATTTTATTTTCATATAAAAATGCTTATGAAGATGATAATATTAATTTATTAGTTGATAATTCTATAAAATATATTAAGGATATACTAAGAGATATTTATAAACTTAATAAGGTTGTAAATGATGATGTGATAGTGGATATTAATAGAATTAACTCATATATATTAAGTAGAGTAATATGCTTGCCATTTAGCCCAGAAAGTGTAGAAAATGGTATTTTGCGCGCAGAAGTAGAATTACCAAATGGATTTGTTGAATTAAATGCGAAGAATAATTTGAAATATTTGATTGATATTTTTAGAATATCTACTTTTCCAACAATGGAAGAAAATATAGAGTTTATAAATAAAAAAAGAGAAGAAAATAAACAAAAGAAGCTTAGCATATTAAATGATAAAACGGTTGATGATAATCAACTTATTAGTAATCTTAAAAAAGCAGGTATAAAAAATGATTTGATGGATATTGACGAAAATAACGACATTGGTGGTAATATTAATGATATGTACGATAATGAGGAGAAAAATGAAAATAAATTATCTGCGATTGATGAAGATACTGATGACGAAAGTATGATGTATGATGATATGGGGTTTTTATATAGTTAATTTATACAGACCCTAAATCGGCTTCCAAGTCTATTTTAGATTGTAATGTTGAATTATTAATATTACCTTGATTTATATTATTCATAGTAATATTTCTTTTTACTACATTATTGCCGATTGTGCCATTTAATTGTATTGGTAAATATCTATTTGCGTTACCAAATAACTTACCCACATTAGTTTTATGTTTTTGAGGAATATCTTCAAATGAGCAATCTTGTATTAAATTTTCATATTTTACGTTTATTAATTTTATTTGTTCGTTAATATTTGTATCATTATAATCCAATGATTCTATTTCTTGTGATAATAACATAAATTGTTGTGATAATTTTTTAAATATTTCAAACTTTTCACTTGCTTTAATATTATTAGACAGAGATATAATTAGTACACTAATTGCATTTACAACTATATTTGGGATTTTAACAGTATTAGCATCAGTACTAATACTATTTATAATACATAAAGATGAGTTTGTAAATACAAGTGGTATATTAAATGCCATTTTAATATAGCTCCAATATGTAGCCGTACGTGTACATAATAAAGTCATTGACTCGCATTTATCCAATAATTTATCAATATTAATCATTTACTATATTATACATTATATTATTTTTTTATTAATTTAAATTATTATATTAGAAGATATGGATATTGAAGTAAAGCCAAGCGAATGGATATTACCTAATCGTGTTGGTTTTAATAAATATATATATAATACATTTCATCCATCCAAATATGATAATAAAGTTAAAGACAAATCATGTGAATGCAAAGGAGATAGCTGTGATATAGATATTAAAACAATATCTTTATTTCCACAACAAAGAATTATAAAAGATTATATGCAATTTGATAGTCCGTATAGAGGTATATTACTTTATCATGAATTAGGTTCTGGTAAATCAGCAGCATCTATTGCAGCAGCAGAAGGTTATATCAATAAAAAGAAAATTGTTATAATGACACCAGCATCTTTATCTCAAAATTATGAAAATGAATTAATGAAGATATCTACTATTGGATTAAACTTGAAAAAATCATGGACATTGCTAAAAGTTATAAAAACTAATAAAGAAATGATGAAAAAACTTAACAAATATGCCATTACTGATAAGATTGTCAAAAAAGACGGTCATGTATGGGTACCATTATATGATAATGATATCGATGGTGCAGAAATAGTAATAGAACAAACAAAGTACTCAAAAATACCTAGCAAATACAAGGAAGTTGTTGATATAACGATAGGGCATATTATTAGAAATCGTTATACTTTTATTAATTATAATGGATTGACCGCAAAAATGATAAAAGATTTGGGAAAATCCCCCTTTGATGATACTTTTATAATAATTGACGAAATACATAATTTTATAAGTAGAATAGTAAATGGTTCTCGTCTCGCTCGCTCTATATATAATCATATGATGACAGCAAAAAATATCAAAATGGTATTATTATCCGGAACACCAATAATTAATCAACCATATGAAATTGCTACATTAATTAATTTAATAAGAGGTCCTATGAATACTTATGAGCTACAACTTTTAAAATCTTCCAAACCTCCAAACAAAGATGCTATTATTAAAACATTAAGTGACAATAATTTATATAAATATGTTGATGAAGTTTATTTGGATAACACAAGTATAAATATTGTTTTGCTTACAAACGATTTTGTTCGCAATTCAAAAGACTTATCGGATATAAAAAAAGAAGCCTGGGGTAAAAATGAAACTGGTATGATTAATGATATTATAAAAGCATTAAATAAAACTGATGTTAAATTATCCATTAAGAGCAAATTACATAATTATTATTCGCTACCAAATATTAAAGAGGATTTTGATAAGTTATTTGTTGATGATTCTGATCCCGAAAATATAAAGGTTAAAAACGAGGATTTGTTTAAACGTCGTGTATTAGGTATTTTAAGTTATTATAAAACCACGGGTTCTGAATTTTTTCCCACAATGTTACCGGCTAAGTTTAAATATCTTAACATGACCGGGCATCAATTAAGTAAATATGTTGATGTACGACGAAAAGAAATGGAAATGGATGACCGCAAAAAACGTTTTGGTAACAAGGGAGGTGCAGATGTTAATTCCGTATATAGAGCGTTTAGTAGAATGGTTTGTAATTTTGTATTTCCAGATAATATAAAACGTGCTTTCCCACAAGATATACGTATGGTAATGAAGAAAGAATTAGTTAAAAATGAAGATGATGATGATGAACCGGATGAAGTTGATAAAAAGGAGATTAATAAGGTTGTTGCTGCACAATATGAAAAACAACTTGACGATGCTATGGATAAATTAGGTAAAAGCGATGCAATAGAAATAGATAATTTAATGAAATTTTATAGTCCAAAATTCGCAGAAATGCTAAAAGATATGAATCAGTCACCTGGAACAGTATTGGTATATTCGCAATTTCGTATGGTAGAGGGATTAGGAGTTCTTAAAGCTATTATGAATAGAAATGGATATGTAGAAATTAATGTTGTTAAAAATGAGGAGTTTGGATATATATTAGAAGATATTGATGTGTTTGATAAAAAATATGATGGAAAAAGATATGTTGTTTTCAATGCTGATAGAACTAAAACAAATATATTAATGAATTTATTTAATGGCGAGTTTTCTTTATTGCCTGATAATATTCGTATGCAATTTAGTAATATTGATAGTATAGATCAGAGATATGGAAAATTGGTAAAAACGATGATGATAACACAGTCTGGTGCAGAGGGAATATCGCTTAAAAATGTAAGACGAGTATTGATAACAGAATATTTCTGGAACTCTGTAAGAATAAATCAAGTCATCGGTCGTGCGGTAAGAACATGCAGTCACGTTAATTTGCCCAAACAAGATCAGAATGTAGAAGTATTTATGTATATTATGAAATTAACAAAGGAACAATTGGCAAATAATCCAACATTAAGAAAGAAAGATAATGAATTAACAACAGATGAACATATATTGCATCTAGCACAAAAAAAAGAAAATTTAGTAAATGTATTTTTAAATATGTTAAAATCCAGTTCAATAGATTGTGTTATTCATGCAAAGAAGAATAAGCCTCTCGTGAATGGTTATAAATGTTATAATTGGCCGATCAATATAAATCAAAATAAATTATCTTATACCGATCATATTATATCTGATAACAAAATTCAACAACATCAAAAATATCAAAAAACACGAAAAAATAAAGGGACTGTTGTTAGTAAAGATGGTATCAAATATGTTATGTTAAATGATAAACTGTATGATTATAATAGTTATGTAAATGCGGGTTTATTATACCCGGCAACTATATAAATAAAAAATATATTACTTTAAATAATACTTATATGGCAAATACCATGAAATGTATTTGCAGAAATAAAAGGAGTTTTAATGTTTGTAAGAAAAATTCTAAGAAAAATTCAGTATTTTGTAAAACTCATGCTGATAATAACATCATAATCTATAAAATATATCATAAAATTTTTGGAGCAAAAACACATATAACAATGAATGATATATATAATCTTTACAAATATATTACAGATAATATTAATGATATAGATTACGAAGAAGAAAAACCCGGATTTCTCTTTATTGAAATGTTAAAGATTATTCCTTATAAAATACTATTATTAATATGTAAAAAATATTTACAAAAAAAAAAATATAAAAAAAAAGAGCTATATGAGTTTTTACATGAATTAAATGAGAAAACATATAAGATATCCAATAAACACAAGATAAAAATAATACAAGATAAATATAAATTTTATTTGTTATCGCGAGATATAGATAGTGATGCTATTATAAATACAGACGATTTGTTTTCATGCGAAGATATTAATAGTATTCCTAAAAATAGATTATTTATAATTAATGATATTGATGGATGTTATGCTTTTGATGTAGTAGAATTGGATTTTTTTATTAAAACATGTAAAGCCGAAGAAAAGGAACCATATAATCCTTATACCAGAACAAAGTTATCTGATGATATTATATGGAAATTAGGTAAATTCATTGAATATAATAATATTATACCAAGGGAACTAGGATATAGATGGGATAATAATATGCATGCATTTACAGATTTATCAATTGAATTAGAAAGGCGAGGGTTTTATAATAGCCCGGAATGGTTAAATAAAATGTCAAAAGATGATATATTAAAGACAGTCAAATATTTTAAAGATTTTTCTTTGGAAATTGAAGAAAGTAATAAATATTTCAATAATATATCAGATAGCAATACTGTATTTGATTTTTGTAAAGACGGTATTAAGATGTTAAAAGAATGTAAGGAAGATTTATATATATTATGTTGTAATTTTATTAAATCTCTTGCTATGTGTTCTAATGATTTCTATGAAAATATTCCTACGTGGATGTCGGGAATAAATACACAATCTTTATTATCAAATGTATTTTCAATATTCAATAATAATTATACAGAATCGCCAAATAATTTTTTACTATATTATTATGTAGAATATATGTAATAAATGAATACATATAAAAACAATATTAATTATACTCCTGATTTTGTTTACACTCCGCCTAAAATGGAACAGCCAAAAAAAGAATTTGATAGCATTATAGATAACTATATATGTAAATTTAAAACAGCATTTTATGGTGGATTATTTTTTGTTATATTATCATTGCCTATCGCATATAAAATACTTGAAATGATAGCTAAATTAATATCAAATAATATTGAGCTATTTGACGAAGATTATAACGAACCATTGCCATTAGGTAGATTTGTTATGGCTATTATAATAAGTGTAATATTATTTATACTATAAAAAAATAAGTAATATATAGTGAATAATTAATTTAAATATTTATTTTTTCGCAGCTTTTTTAACGGCTGCCTTTTTAACTGGTTTAGGTGGCTCAGGTTCCTCTTCTTCTGCCTCTTCTTCTTCCTCTGCCTCTTCTTCTTCTGCTTCCTCTTCTTCTTCTTCTTCTTCTTCTTCTTCTTCTGCTTTTTTTACTTCTTCAACAACTTCATTTGATTTAATAGCATCAGTATCTACTTCAATATCATCGTCATCATCATCTTCTTCTTCAACTACTTCATCGTCACTCTCTGGAACAAATGTTGGCTTTGCCGAATTAGATAGCTGGAACTTACCAGATACAATCTTCCAACTACATCCAAACATACCAGCAGCAAACCAAATTCCATTTAGCTGAATAATAAATTGAGCTCGCCCACCTTTAAGATTACTAACATATTCGGTAAAATCAACTTCCTTATTGTCCATATCATAAGCATCAAATTCAAACTTGCTTTCAAGAGGATTATAAGGAATCTTGGCCTTGAATGTTGGTGGATATTTGTTAGCAATTTCACCCGTTTCTCTATCTTTATCGTGCTTAATAATTGGAGTAAACATATTAGATACGGTATCTTTATTTCCACCATAATTATTCTTAAACCAAGCAAGGCGATTAGCAAAAGCATCTTCAATAATTTTTTCTTCAAGCTCCTTCATTTTATCATGAAAGACTTTGATCTTAGGATTCTCATCAATACCCTTGAATGATACTGTAATATCATATTTAGGGGGTTCATCTTTGCGCTTGGGGTCATCTTTAATGAACTTTTGATTATCATTAACACCATAAGGAATATTCATAACAGGAGTTTGAATATTAATCTTTGATGAGGCATAATTAAGATAAACTGATTTAGCACCCGATTTCATTACTTTGAGCTCGGAATACTTGATTTTGTTGATGTCGAGGTTCTTGGGTAGGAAAACGTTCATTATTTTATATGTATCTTGTATATTCTTTATATAAATATACGACTATCAATTTTTATTTTGCTAGTATAAAAAAAATAAAAATTAAATAAATAGAAATATATGGGTAAAAATGTAAAGATACTGACAAAAGAATCTTTTAAGTTATTGGATACAAAATATCCTATTTATAAATCGCGCAATGGTCTCAAATTAATAAAAATAAATAATATATTTTATAATATATACGATACAAATACAATAACAAAAATAAAGAATCAGATTGTTATAGACAATAATTATGAAAAGGATTATATTTTTATATAGCAATTTCGTATGAATTTATGACAAGGTTTTTAACAATATTTTTTGAGAATTTATCAGAACCTATCTTATTAAGGTCTTTATCAACTGAATATTTATTTACGGCATTATCAATTCCATACTCTAACATTGTTCTATTTAATTCATATTTAGTCATATAATCACAATGATTATCAACACAATTGTTAATTATTTCATTTAGTTCACTATCACTATCATTTTTATCACAATTATATCTACACATATCTTTGTATATTGCTTCACTAATATCATAGATAGCTTCGTTAATATTAGTTTTCATAACACATTTGTACATATTTTAAATATAAAAATACAAATAATACATATATCATTTTTTAAAAGTTTTTGTGTATGTCCACCATTTTTTGGATGTAATATTCTTCATATTCTCCAAACTCTTCAACGCATTCTCTATGTTTTTCTATTATTTCGTAATCTACATTAATGTCAATAATGCCCAAAAGTTTATTGTAATTTTGAGCCATTATAATATCCTCCTTTTCTGCCATATAAATAGCACACGGTTTTAGAAATTCCAAATAATCTGATAAAATGATATGATGCACTTCTTCCTTTGCAATATCCGATAGCTTATAATAGGCATCAACAATATTAGAGAAACCAATATCATAAGTTATTTCATCTTTATTACCGTTTTTAAACACTTTATATTTTGCATTTATTATCTTTTCGCAAATAATATTATATATAGTATTACATAATTCCCTACCATTATCTAATTCAATAGGGGTCGTAATATAGCTTTTTTCACTTAATGGTTTGCAGGTGCATAGAAGCATCTTTGCTTTACAAACTTCAAGGTCAGTGAAATAATTTTCATTGTCGAAGATAAGTTCTAGTACAAGATCAGAGTTCATGTTGTAATGTTTCTATACTATTTAAAAATCAATTTTTGGATTTAATGATACAAATTAATCCTAGACAAAAAACGAGTACATAATTTGATTTTCTTAGAGATTTTATAAATGTTTAGATTTTCAAGAGATTTTATTGATTATGTACTCTTTTTATAAAAAATATAGATATCATGTAAAAATAATATATGAATATAGTAAATGATTAGCCATATCATCGCAGCTGCGTCTTTTGGTATTATACCAGTATTATATAAAAGTTTGTTATTGATTGATATAGATTCGCTAACAATATTAATATTAACTAAATTAATAATTGTATTTTTTTGCTTTTCATTGCTACTCTATGGTGAAAATTATAAAACCGTTAAGAATGATATAATAAAAATAACAAAATCAAATGATAAATGTTTCCACGCAACTATTTTATTTATAACAGCCGCGTTTGTATATTTTTACGGTCAATACAACTATATATTATTATTTAAAGATACCGAAACAAATATTAGTACAATTATTATAGCATGTTACCCCGTTATTACAATACTATTATCTTATTATTATTTTAACGAAACTATTAATATATATCAATTCATAGGTATATTATTAATATTTACGGGGTTAGCATTAATTACAAACAAGGTAAAATAATATGTTATTAATAAGTAAAATGACATTAATTGAAAATGATATATTACTCGCTAAAACAGCAATATTTGAATCCGTAAATCGTACATTATTTACTGCATCAGGAGTATCATTTGCATTATTGGCTAGTACACAAACTAATCTTTACAATGACGAAAATAGTAAAAATGTTATAAGACTAACTGGATTATCAATGTTAGCGCTTACAATAGTTTATGGATTTTATAATGTATCCGATTATAAAAACTTTCTAGATAACTATAAAACAAAAGACGATAATTCATTTATTAATATAAATACAGATAACATCTTACTAATAATATATTGCTATCTTGTACTATTATGTATTGTATTAGTCGCTAACGTATCAATGATGATGTAACTTTAATACGATTGCCTTTAATGAAAACCACTTCATATTCATTCCATAACACATTTCTATATTTTTCATACATTATATCAGTATGTAATTTGTCACCATAATCTTTTTTAGCTTTATTTTTAAAAGTGAAATCAATCCCCTGATAGCATTTTAATAAACATCCAATATTCCAACCTTTATCCGTAATATCTTTTGATATTAATATTTCATTATTTTGTGCTTCTCGCGCAGAACGTAGATATTTGGTTATAGAAAATTTACCTATTTCAATTAAATAAGCGAGTGCTTCTTTATCTAAACTGAATATATATGTTTGTACATGCGAATGATAAGCGTTATTTATTGTGCTTCCGAATAATTTAATATTGTCTTGTAATCCATTAATATAATAATCAGTCCATCTTGTGTTATCTTTTATAAAAGGACCCATAATTGTAGAATTAGCAAAAATGAATTTATCATATTTTTCATATAATTGGTCCTTCAATAATCCCTCACTCCATCCGCCAAAATCCCTTCCTATATTTTTTCTAACCATAGTCATTACATATTCTGGTAGGTTTACTAAATTAAATTTAAAATTTATGTCATTGGCTATAATTAAAAAATCAATATTTTCATCCCGAAAAATACAATGTTTAAAAAAATGATCAACACTGTCATTAAACTTATGAAAGACGTATAAAACCAAAACCTTGACCATTTTTAATAATTACAAATATATATTTATTACTTACTTATATGTATAATGAATCCTAACAAAAGCATTAATAAGTATAAACAAAGCGAATAACAATATCAACAATAAGAGTTGTGTAATGTTAACAATTAATGCGTCAAGACAATCTATTATTAGATTACTAATAATATTGTCTTCGTAATGAATAATATCATCCACTATGCTATTGCGCATCATGATAATATATGATAATTATCATATAGAATCATTTTTTATTTAAAAAATAACATATTAATTATATTAATAATTATGAAAGATATTATACGCAAAATTATTTATAAAAATTTTAAATCATCTGGGGGGTGGGATGATATGACTAAAACTCTTAGATATTATTTAGAGAATGAAAACATAGACTTATTTAGAGTAAATGAAATTAAACCACATATATTCATTTGGCCCGAAGATAGTCTGCAAAATAAATTACAATTAAACATATTAAAAAAAAATACAGAATGTATATTTTATAAAACGGCATTATCCAATAATGATTATGGTCCAATAGGAGTTAAATTATATGATAATGTACAACTTGATAGAGTAGCACAAGTATGGTCAATATATATATTGGTTAATAAATTACAGTTAGATTTGGAAAAATCAGATGAAGTTATATTTGAATTTGGTGGAGGGACAGGGCAAATGGCCGATGTACTAAACAATTTAAATTTTCAAGGCAAACATATTATATACGATTTGCCGTTGATGGTAATTTTACAGAAATATTTTATAGATAAACGAAATATTAAAACAAAATATATATTGGACGATGAAAATAATGAAATAATTAAAGGAACTAATCTTTTACCATGTAACCAAAATGAAAGCGAAAAATGTATAGTAAACTTGCCAAATATAAATTTTATAGCAACTTATTCATTAACAGAAACTGATTTAGAAACACATGAGAAATTCGCTAAATATTTATTAAATTTCAAAAGAATATTAATAATTTATTGGCCACAACCAGTTGAAGATTTTGACAATATAGATAATGAATCTTACATTAATAATATAATAGAAAACATGAAAAACACACATCATTGTTATATTGGTGATAATTTTGGTAATGGTAAAATGTTTTGTGCCATGAAAAAATAAATACTATTCTAACGCATAATACGGATTTTCATTCAATAGAGATTGCATTTCTTGCTCTTCTTTGCAATCATCATTATATTTTTTTATGTGATATATACAACAATCATATATTCTAAAAAATAGATTGCACGCCAAGATACACATATTAATAATATATATAATAATATTTTTATACCCCCTATGGGACTCGAACCCACAATCTTTCGATTAGAAGTCGAACGCGTTATCCAATTACGCCAAGAGGGTATGAAAATATGAAAAAATGATTTATCTTCATAATTATAAAATATATTATATTTAAAGAATTAAACGCATTAATTCTTTAAAGACATGACTGATACACAATATATATTACCCGATAAAACAAGATTAGTAGCAGGTGTTGACGAGGTCGCAAGAGGTACTTTTATTGGTCCTGTAATATCAGCTTGTGTCGTATTACCATCTGAATTTCCAGATGATAATTATAAACAAATTAAAGATTCAAAAAAACTATCAGAAAAAAAACGTGATTTCCTTGCAAACTATATCAAAGAAAATTGTATAACATATGGAATTGGTGAAGCTTCTATAAAAGAAATTGATGATATTAATATATTAAATGCAACTATTAAGGCTATGCACCGAGCAATTGATATAGCATATAGAAAGAGCAATATTGATTATTTATATATAGATGGTCCTAATTTTAAACCATATATTCCACCTGGATATGATAATGATATGATAGAATTTGAATGTGTGCCCAAAGGAGATTCAAAATATTTAACAATAGCAGCCGCATCTATATTGGCAAAGGATTATCATACTAAATATATTAAAGAACTTGTAATAAATAATGAAATATTAAAATTATATGATATACAAAAAAATAAGGGTTATGGAACTAAATCGCATATTGATGCTATTCATAAGCACGGAATAACCGATTTTCATAGAAAAACATTCGGAATATGTAAGAATTATGCGTTTTAATCGCAATTTAATTTACTCCAAGATATACCACATGTTTTAGCTAATTCGCATTTTAATTTATCTTCTCCTTCTTCTTCTTCTAAATCATCCAATAAACCTGGATATATTTCGTTACATATCAACGGGTTTTTTTCATAGTTTGAATTTTTATCAACAAACAAAGAGCCTGGGAACGGGGTGTGGATTAGTCCAGTGTTAGGACGTTTCCAATCACTTTTATAAGCACCGGTTAAGCTAGCATATTTTAGCAATTTATCACTCGCATCAACCCCTTCAATATATTGATGGGATTTAATAATATTTCCATCTTTATCGGTTCCATCACCTGT